GGGACATTTGTCCCGTTTTGCCCGGGACACGAAAGTGGGATAGTGCGATTCTCGTCGGCGCTTTTAATGATACCTGTCCGTTTGTTTAGGCCGTCACGGTCGTAGCCTTACAGAATCGTTACAAAAAGGAACTCCATCATGTCGCTTTTTCGCCTTCTGATCGGAGCTTGTGGGTGCGGGATAGCTGTTATCGGGATTATGGCCGTGACTGGGTACGTGCCGCTTGGCCAATTCGCCAGCCCCGCTTTCGATTGCGCCCTGCTGGCCGCCGGCGTCTGGGGGTGGGTGCGGGCCATCCAAGCCGAGCGTGAGGTGGACGCACGGGATGCGAGTTGGCAAGCAGTGATCCGGGAGTTGAAGCAAGCAAGGTCGAATAAGCTAGAAGGAGAACGTCATGCGGCATAACGCCATCAGTTTACTGGAAGTCCTGATTTCCATTTTCATCGTTTCCATCGGCCTCCTGGGGGTCGTTTCGCTGATCCCGGCCGGGAAAGCGAATCTGGTAGCCGTCGAGAAGTCGGACCGAACGGGAGCTTGCGGCCGCGCTGGGCTGCATGACATTCGCATTCGTGGGTTCCTGGGCTTCAACCGGTGGTCGCGTGGCCCAGCGCCGGGCGTTCGAGCCTTGGCAAGCGATGCCGTCGTCAACACCTTTGTGATCGACCCGTTGGCATACGCGCACGGGAACACCGACAACATGGGGCCACTTACCCGATGCACGTTGCTAACGCCACCGGCCCCACCGCCTCCGGCAAGCGGCGTTCGTCTGTCGCTGGCACAAGCCGAGTCGATCTTTGTGTGGGGCGATGAGTTGCTTTTCGACGCCCCGAAGGATTCGACGGCCAGGCCGCGTGCAATTATCCAAACAGACAGCGGACAAACTGGGTCTCATCCGCGCAAGGCAGAAGAGCCAGATTGGGTTCCGCCGCTAACCTTTGATCGTTTCGACGCAAGTGGCAAACAGATCGAATCGGCAAATTGGCACCAGACTAAGAACGGGAACTTCACTTGGTTTTTCACTGTGTCGCCGGCCGAGGCTGAATCTTCGTTGCCCGTATCCGCCAAGGCGAACTACGCCGTATCGGTCGTGGTGTGCTGGAAGCGAAACTTCACCAGCGGGGAGCACACGGAAAACGTAACCGCAATGTCGGGTGGAATCGGTGGCGGAACCATCCAACTTGCCAACCCAGTACACAGCGTGAAAAAGGATCAATGGGTAATGCTCTGCGGCCAGAAAACCGTGATGCTGAATGGCGTGCCAACCCCCGCCAACCTTGGCCGATGGTATCGGGTTGTCTCTGTGGCGAACGAGACTACACCCCCGTGTCTGTCGCTGGATGGTCCTGATTGGGACTTAGCCCAGCCATCGCCGGGAACTCCGGTAACGCTAGTGGCGATTGAGGGAGTGACGGGGGTATACGAGTCTGTGATCCACGCGGAGAACTAGGCTACCATTTACCCTTGGGGCAACTCTCAGTCCCCATCTTGATCTTGTTCACCAGGGCGATACTGCTGGCCGTTACTTGGCAGCCGCACTTATCACAGCGGCCCTCTCGGTAGTGTGCGCACGGCCGGCACAGGTCGCGTTCGATTCGCTCCACTTCGGTTTGTTCTCTGGTTGAACAGCCGGCCTTTGTCCACTTCACTACGGCCGCCGCGTAGTGGAGGGCGTCTCGCCACGTCACGCCGAGTTTATCCGATCCGGCTTTCACTTCGGTCAGCGATTGTTCAGGGTTGCCGGGTTGGGCTACCTGCTGATACTCTTCTACAGTCAGACCGAGGGCGGCGGCGGCTGAAACCAGGTCGGGACTCTTCGGGCAATTCCGATGTGGCCATTCACATATCTCTGGATGCGTCCACTCCCAACCGCAATTGACGCAGGCAGTGTTATCAGCGTTGGGGATGCAGTCGGACATTTGTCAGTTGTCGTTACAACGATGTTATCGTTGCCGTTGTGCTCGGGCCTTGGGTTGGGCAATAAGAACCGCCAGATGTGTATGCGCCAATGTCAAATGCGGAAAAGCCATGACAATCAGGGGCACTTGATAGACTTTTCCAGGACACAAAAGCGCCCACATTGCTTGAGAATGCTAAGTATAATGTCGTTGACCACTCTGATGCAGAGACTTTTAGCAGGCCCCAAATCCACTGTAGCGTTGCCGGCTGATCAAACGTGCATAAAGTTACCGGCGCAGGAAACGAGTACGACCAATAGCAAGCTGATGCACCTAGAGGGCGATTAATTGGTGCTACCGACGAATCCAACACAAATGTTCCGTTTAGAGTAGCGGCGCAAACGGCACATTGCGGAAGAGGGCTGCCTACTATGCCGTTTACTGTAAGCGATATGTAGCGTGGTGCTCCAGTTGGACCTGTATCACTACACGAATTGCACCGACCACTTGGCAAGCTACAACAGCACCTTCTCCTGCTCATCCATCGCCGCGAATCTGGGTATAGAATCCCATGCCGTCTTCGCTCTAGCGGGTCGTCGCCGGGCAGATAAAGTCCGGTGTCTACGTCTCGATGATAGTGCGGCTTGTGCTTGCTCATGCTGTCTTGCACGGAAAATCTAAGGGCCGCCACACGCTGTTGGTTTCGTCCCACGCAATGACGCCGCCGGCATTGTCATTAGTCTCGAAACCGCTGGCGACAGAAAGAGTGGCGCTACTTGACGCGACCGGCGACTGGCCACCATCCATCGGCACCACGTTGTCAACGGTCGAAAGGGTGTTCCCGCTGGCAATCTTCGCAAGGCAGTAGCACATTTTGGCCTGCTGCTTCCCAGGAATGAAGTAATTCTTCCCATCCGGTCCAGCCGTATACCAGCCTTGCGCCCCGCCCTCAGTCTCACCCATCGTGTCACGGCCAAGGGCTCTGGTCGAGCCGCCAGGAAGATCGTTAACGAGGATGGTGTCGGCGGAGGTATCGGCATCGCTCATGTCAGCCAGCATCGGATAGGCTTCCACGTCCGTCCCGCCGGGCGCCATGTCGTCTTTGAGTTCGCAGGGGGTGAGAGAGTCGCCTCCAAGAATCTGCCCCTGTCGAGAACCGCCCTTGCGCAGCAGCATGTCGAGCCGGCCCTTGTTTCGCTCGTACCAAGACAGGTTTTCATTCAGTCGGCGAAGGTGGCCATCGGTGAGTGTGTGCGAGTTGCTCATAGGCCGGGAAGCGCCAGGCTGGAGAAATTGGCTATCAGATGCACTTGAAACGTGTTCCACACTGGGCTAGAAATACTTCCAAGTTGCCCGGTTCCGTCAAGCACCACCGCGCCGGTGACAAGTGCCTTAGTGCCGTCTTCGTCTTTCGGATAAATCCGTTTCGGCGGAACGCTGGTATCGTTGGAATACGATCCGCAATCTAGTTTCACAACGTCCCACGTCAGCGTGCCACCCGATGGCAGTTTCCAAAACTCATACGTGACGGGCACGTAATCCACACCGTTCTCGGTAAACTCATCTCGCCCCGTGAACTTCGCGCAGAGAATCTTGCGAGTCGAATCCATATGCCAGGCGCAGCCAAGGGCGGTTGTCTCGTTAAAAAAAGGCTCATTGCGAACGTAGCCCTTGATGAGATAAGGGTAGCGTATTGGCAAACCGTCTGGGTAGGGCTCGCCGTTGCTGGCCTGATACGGAATGCCGCTAGTACCGCTTAGATCACGATCTTCCATCCGCTCTACATAGCCGATGTCCCACGAACGAACCACCGGCCTTGCGAGTGGATTGAAGGGCGGGTCTTTTTTCGATGAATGCTGGCCGGTGCTTGCCGGATCGGTCGAATAGCTGAGCGTGGCCTCGAATCGATTTGGCCCCAACTGGACGATGTTGCTGATGCCAATCAGGCGGGCATAGGTATCGACAATTCCGAGGCATCGCCACTGCAAAGTTGTCGGAAACTCTGCTTGGGTTGCTGTGCCGCAAAACGTGTAGGTGCAATCATAGTTGCGGGCGGTGGCCGTGAAGTTGGGTTTGAAACCGTCGAACTTCTCTTTAATATTCGTGGCCATTGGTTTCTCCTATGGTGCCGCGGCCGGCGTGGCTTGGCCGTTGTAGAGTCGTTGCAACCAACGGTTCATTTCGTCAAGCTTGCTGTTGGTCAACTCCTGGAGGCGGCTTTGCTTTTCATCCTTGCTCATCGCGGCCGGCTGGTGGAGGATGTTGTACGCTTCGCTGCTTCCTTGATCGGCCGACGGAGCAAACTGTCGCCACCGGCTGGCGAGTTTGTCGGTTTCGCTCGCGGCGTCGGAGTAGGCAACTCCCTGAGCCAAAGACTCGGCCCGGTCGCGGCTGAGACCTCCGCCCTCGACAAGATGGCGCAACTGGGCCTCGCGGGATGTTTCGCCACCACGCGCCAGCAGTTCGTCGCGCATGGCCTCCTCAAAACGATTGGCCCCCTCGTTGGCTTTGCGCGATTGCTCTGCTTCCTTGACTTCTCGGATATATTTGCGGGCCTGATCGAGGTTTCCAGCGAACTCTGCCGAGCCGGAAATAAGCTTTGCCGCCAGTTCGTCCGCGTCTTCGGTGGCCGCTCTAAGCCGGTCTTGCCACGACTTCGCCGCGGCGTCGGCCTGTTGGCGGGCTGCTAGGTCTTTTTTCAGCCCCTCCGCCTCTGCTGGCATATCGGCCAGGTTCTTTGCCTGGTCGCGTTCCTTCATGGCGTCCGCGAGCTTTCGCCGCAATTCCTCGATTTTCCGCTGGAACCCCTCGACAACTTGTGTTTCACGCTCACCGCTGCCACCTGCTTTTACTGCCTTATTGAGGTCGATAAGGGCGAACTGCATCGCGCCTTCTTTGTCTTCAAGGGCAGATTGGATTCCCTGGATGTCGGCGTCCTTGTATTTTCGCCCCTTGGTGAAGTCTTCCAGTTCCTTGTTCGGTGCGGCCAAGCCTTCCATTTCTGCCCGCATCTTGCGAATCGCATCACCCATTCGTTCGATTGATCCGGCCGCCTTGTCGCCCGCGTCTTTCGACTGCTTGATTTTGTCGTTTACCGCATCCCAGGCGGCCAACGAAGCGGCATCGGGATGAAATCGCTCGATGAACTTTTCGCGGGCGGATTTTCCTGAATCCGCAATTCTGTCTATTTCCTCGCGCACCTGTCGAAGGTGCTCGGCTTCCTTGTCGGCTGGAGTAGCGATGGCCGGAGGCTTCAATCGCCCCTGGACTTTTTCCATGTCCACCAACCCAAAAGCCTCAGCAGCATTTGCCTTGATGCTTGTCCAAAACTTATTCCATCCCATGCCGAGCTTTTCCAGCGTCTCGCCGGCTTCGGCCAGTACGGCACGATCGAAAGCCGAAACGGCGCGGCCAGCGGCTTCATCCATTCCCCCGGCCGCCATCTTGCGAAGAATCTGGTCTAGTTCCTGGCCGGAACGGCCGAATAAGGCCACCTCTATGCGGGCACGTTGAAACTTGTCTTGGATGGCGCCAACAGCCGTGCCTAGCGTGGTAAAGGCATCCTCGGGGGACATCGAGGTCACGTGTTCCAGGGACATGCCAAGTTCGGCCACGGCCTTGGCTGCCTTGGACGAAGGGTCTTCTAGACCTTCACCAAGGTTTTTGTTAAGCCGCATGACGGAGGTTCCGAGTTGTCCAACATCTATGCTGCTACTCTTCGCCAAGATGGAAAGCGTCTCAAAGCCATTGAGGCTCATTCCCATTCTGTCCGCCTGATCGGCAAGCCTCTTGGATTCTTCGGCCGCCTGAATAACACCGTGGGTAAAAGCCGCAATTCCGCCAACGGCGGCAGTGATTCCGAGTGTGGCCGGATTCATGGCGGCCCCAATCGCCGTGCTCAACCCAGACATGCCGGCCGCCCCGGCAACGGATTGCAGTTGGTGGCCAACCGCGGATAGTCCACCGCCGCCACCCTCGGGACCTAAAAATCCCATTCCTTGGCCACCGCCAAAGGTTGAAGGCCGACCAGTTCGGCCAGCCTCGGCCATAGCGGACGCCCATGCGAACTGTTCCGATCGCGGGCCAGCCGATGATGGGACGACCCATTTTTGCGACCCCGAATCCCACTTTGCCGCATCGGAAGCAGCTTGTTTTACCGCCTCAAAATCTTTGACGGCGTTCTGGCCCCAGCGGCGCATATACTGGCCGCTCTCGTCGAGGCGATCCTTGAAGGATTGATTGCTCAGCGTCTGTTTGATGGCAATTTCTGGCATGGTTCTCAATCCTCCGGTCGGCCATCATCCAGCGACACTTCGGGTAATTCGTCCGTGAACCAGTTTTCGGGACCGGCCAGTCCGTCGGCGGACTTCGGCGCAGCCAGCGAAGCAAGCGTACCGAACCGCTTGTTCTCAATCTCCCAGCCCCACGGCTCAATTGAGTAATACAGTTGCCAGTCCGACAACTCCCGGCTGTCGAAGCGCGCCAGCAACTCGCGGATCGAGCAGTGCATCCCCAACGCTAATCGGTGGAGGAATCTTCGCCAGGAGTCTTCTCGGAGTTTTTTCGTTCGTCCCCCACATCTTTGGCGCTGGCCCGAATTCCACTGAGGCGAAGGATGGCGTCATAAGCACGTTCGAGCACGGCGGCATTCTTTTGCGATAGTAACTCGATTTGCTCATCCGCAAAGACACGACCACCGAACTCATCGACGATGGCCTTTCCGGCGGTCAGCGCTCGAGGATCGTTTCCGACGACAACGACAGTTCGCTTCAGGGGATCGGCAAAGATTTGCTCCCACTCGACGCGCTCCAGCCCGGTTAGGCCACGAACGAACAGCTTGCCATCGGCCACCGGCCACTCAGGGCAAGGGAAAGACTGGCGGGGTAAATCCTCAGCCTGCAAAATCAAATCAGCAAGTCCCATCGCTTCTCCTTGGTTGGCAGTCAACTGACCGCGATTATTGCCGTGCGCTGCTAATCGGCCCGGCGAACGGTGCCGCTGTATACCACGGCCTGGCCGACGGAGCCGCTCTTTTTTCGCTTGGTGATAACGGCGGTGGCCCATGTGGTTGTGGTGCCATCGCCCCAAACCACGCTGACCGAACCGGTTGCGCCCAGGGCTGGGCACGATCCGAGGGCCTCGAAAGTTATAGTTTCGTCGGACAATCCAGCCTCGTAGGTCTTGGTCGTGTCGCCGCCGCCAGTGGTGTCAATCTCGGCAGCCGACGAATCTTCGTCCGCCTTTCGCAGTTTCTTCGCGTAGGTGGTTCCGCAAATGCTTCCAGTTCCGGCAAAACGATAGGCCATGATTGGCTCCTTTTGGTTGGTTTGTTAATCTACAGATGCGGTCTGCATCTGGTTGAATTCCGTGATTCCCTTTTCTAGTTCTACCTCTACCATGATCCGGGCCGCGTCTGTAACAGACGCCACCGCTGGGCCGAATATCGGATGCGCTGC